GGAGTGATTGACACCGCTCCCCCCTCACAGTAGCCGAAGCTACATCACGAGATTATCGTGATCCATTGGCGTTTCAAAGCAAAGACGCCACGCTTTGTGGTATTGTGAAAATCGATCCTTTCGGTCGATTCGCGAAGGCGTTCCTTAGGAGCCCAAGTTTGAAGGTCCAAAGAGCCGAATTTGGTGGAGGGAGTCCATCCCCCCACGTAGATTCGTTTCCAAAGAAAATCAACTGTGCTTCTAGGTCCGCTTTCTGCTCCTTCAGAGTCCTTGTAGACAAGTCGGTGAGATGGATAGTTGTCCAAATCCCCGAGGTGTCCCAAGCTGGATGCGGCAGCTGAGCAACGGTAACCAGACCATTTGGAAAAAGGGTCATGGTTAGTCCGATGTCTAGCGGCAGATCTATCTTGAACAAAGACTTTGTTAAAGCAAGCTGTGGCGTCGCCATCAATTTTATCCTTCTGTTTAAGAGGTTTAAAATAAAGGCGACTCTGCTTCCAACTATAGAGGTTCTTATCGAACTTCAGATTAGTTGAAAAAAGCAGAGAGAAGTGGGCTAGGCCTCCAGTAAGAACTGTGGACCTAGGTAACCTTCTTCTAACCACCTTCTCGACTTCGTCACGTATAATTTGGCAGATATGCCACTTACCGGTCAGATAAAACTGATCAGCGGTAGCGATCCACGCCATGATATGTGAAGGAGTCCACTCCGATCTATCATCAGGAGCTACTTGTCGAGCATAAACGGGTAAAACCGACATGCCGTTGAAATAGTCTGATCCGCAACTTTCGCGAAATGCAGATTTCGAAAAAGATTTGCGGCGATTCACACGCAAAGCGTATGATTCAAGATAGTCGGAAACCACGTCTACGTCCGATGATGGTATAACGATATCATCACCGAATATCGAAACATCTTTGCTTAGCAAGAGGATGTTGCGATAGCTTGGACGGAGCCCGCGAGCATTCAGCATTGCGGATATGACCAGTGTATAGAACACCATTGCTTCCACAGGGAAGCAAAGTGCGCTACCCATTGATGCATATTTATGCAATATTAGATTACTCTTATCGGGCAAATCAGCATGTAAAGATCGGGCAGCCTCGAGATAATCGAGGATGGGACTCGATTTAAATATGCGTCTGACAAGGTCCAAATGGACTCTGTCAGAAGCATCAGATAGATCGATAGTCGCATGTTTACGATCAATAGATGCCTGGTAAGCGAGTTTCCTATTGACAGTCTGATCGGAAAACCGAACGGAGTCCTTAGTAAGCTTATGACTCTCTAAAATATCAACTATGTAACGGGATAAACCCTGTTGCATAAATTGCATCGTAGAGGGTTCTATAGCGATAACTCGCGGAGAGGAGAGAGTCTTAGGAACAAAAACCACCCTAACGGGGGGTTCCTCTCTTATCGAGAGGAATTTGATTCCAGAGATTCCCTCCATGCTTCCTCCATCCCACGCCGATCCGTAATTGTGGAAGGCGTGGTCTGCGCAAGGGAAGCAGGTCTCAGCTCTGTCGTACCACTCACGTATACGACGTCTCTCGTTAGAGAGACGACGATCCGCAGTGACACCAGGGCCATGATCACAAACAATACGATGGTCATCAACAGTAGGAAATACTGTAGACCATAGTATTTGGGCCAACGCATCCAGGTTTGAATCTGGACGATTGACTCTTTCTTTGTAGTCATAGAGATCCTCCTCTACTTGTTTAAACTTAATGATCGCAGCAGCTTCACGCTGAGGCGAACATGATATCTTAGGTTTCTTAAAGAAACGGGATATCTGGCGAATCCAGTAAATGGATTCTCCACAAGGATTAACAAGTAGATTACCATCCAACTGGAACACGCGTTTGAACAAACCTTGCAGAAATGCAGGGAGAGTTCCACCCCGCCTGAACGGTTTAAATCCGTTAGGAAGTGTGAAGCGACCAGTCTCTAATCCTGATTCGAGAGAATCAGATAGGACCGGTAGGGTTATCGTCAAGAACGACAAGCCCTCGTGCTCCAAGCGACTTTGCAGATAAGCAAAGTCACGCTCTGTAGACACTTCTAGGTCCAAACTAGCTTGTGCTAGTAGGCCTTGGTAGAGCATAGTCGGTCGTTTCATCTTGCACCTCATTTGTATGGGGAACAAGAACCGTCCGACGCATCTCATCGTAACAAGCTGGTAGTAAAATCTAGCAGCGAGCTACCGCGAGAGAGTGGTTTAAAACTCGCCCGCAAGCACCTTGTTGTAGTTGGTCGAAGACGACCAAGCCTTCAAGGCGTCGATGAGATAGCCGATCTCAGTATCGGTGAAGCCCCAGCGGGGTTCATCGATAACCAGATAAACAGACACCCCGATCTGCTTGTTCAAAGTAGAAATGGGGTCTGCGGCAACCTTTTGCTGTGAGATTCGCACCTCACGGCGGAAACGTTCCGCGGTCTTGTTCTGGCGAGTGGTCATCACTGTGAGACCGTCAGCCGACGTATATACATTCTGAGTCGCACCCAATTGGGTACGAGGCAGACTGATAGCGACGGCATTAACGGTAACACTCTGAGGATCAGCGAGCATCGAAAGCTCCTTTCTTTCTATCGGACTGGACTTTCACCAGTTCAGAGCTAGTCAAAGTCTTGAAGCGCCTAATGCGCCCAAGATTGCGAGTTGCATCCCTGATAGATCGTTAGGATTACCAGGGTAGAAGGGTAACCCGATCGTCCGAGTTTGGTGTAGACATCTACTCCAACTTGAGCAATCGATAGGGACGTCTGGCGCACCGCCGTATCCACGCATCACTGCGCGGGCATGACGGATTTTAACGACTTCCTGTTCTCGCATAATGTAGAACCTTCGAGCGGCCAATCTATCGGCCAATCCAGGATCGCAATTTTCGAGAATAGTTGCGAAGTTAAAGCACCAGTCGACCAACCACGTCCAAGGTATAGCACGATAAATATCGGCCATACTAGCGCCGCGGAAACCTTGCAAGTTCCTTTTGAGAACAAGCTTGAGATCCACGCCGGGAGGCACATCCGGAAGAAAGTATTTGAACTCGGCAGTTGCCCAGATCTTATCTTTAGTCCAGGTTGTGTCACGGTAGCTTGGTGTCTGAATATAATGCTGTGTCGTCAAAAGAGGCGACAAACAGGAATAGTCAGAAATCCAATCACTACTGCTCGTAGTTGTGTTATCGGTCAAAGTAATCCTACGTTTGACCCATTTCCCTTGATTACGAACAAGCCAATCGATGCGCTTTTGGAAACTGTTATACTTCTCAACAAGCGTCATAACGTCGCCTATGAGAGGATTCCACCCGAACACCTGACCAAGAAAGCGAGAACCGCCTTCTCGGACTAGGTTATGTCGGATGGACCAGAAATCCTTAAGCTCTCGAAACATACCTCCGAGATCCTTCAACTCGTAGACCATATTCAATAAAGAATACGGCTGCTTTGTTGGTTTCATTCGGTTGTATGCTGTGGCGCCCCAAGCGGAACCATCGCCCAGAGGCATGGTTACGCTTAAGGGAGAGCACGCAAAAGTCCCGGTGTAAGAAAGGAAAGGATTAGATCCGCCCGCAAGGGCGCTAACCTTAACATTCGCACTGGGATGCGAACGGTACTCTTGAACTTTATGTTCAAAATAACCGCCACCATCGTCGGACATAAACCATCCGGGATGATTGCTCGATTCCAGCGTTTCGGACAAATAGTAAATATTTGGTCCTAACGCCCAGTCGTACTTATTTAGATTTCGGTCATATATATAACCGAGTCTAACAGGTACGGCAGGAACGCCACGTGACTTGATCATGGTTACCTCCTAGGAGTGCCCAACAGAGCGTGGGGTGGCCGCGAGG